ATGTAAGATTAAATCCAAACCTACATCAATAAAATCTTTAATATATTCAGGCATTGTTTTAGATTTTATTGTATTACCAGTTAATTTGAGTTTCTCTTTCATTTCACCAGTTTTCTTATCTTTCTCCAAAGCAAGTGTGGCGTAATTAATACGTGAAAGGTTAAGACATGAAACTGCTTCGCCATCATTATCCAATGACATATATGGTGTACGCATTTCTTCTTGATTATATTTTTCAATCAAAGCATCAACACCCACCAAATCACCGAACTTCCACATTTCTTCAATCAATCCTTCTGGTTGGTCATATAATATTTCCTTATCAGTAACTCTAATTGTTGTAGTATCCGGTATTTGGAAGTTAATACCGTCAGTTACTGCAAGCAACGGAACTAAACCAAAATCATAAAACCATGAAATACCGTGTCTTAAATGTAATCTACCTGTACAAGTAATACGGGCAGCACATATGTTATCAGACCAGTTGAATGCTATGGCTGCACCCAAAGCACCAAACAATGAATTGTTAAGAATTTTGATAGGCAACTGCTTAATTTTTGCTTTTGTCATATCTGCTGATATAATGTCACCTCTAATATATTTTTCATATACTTCATGGTCAATTTGTTGAAGTAATGTCACTTCTTCTTCTCTTAACTTATCACCAGTTGCAATTTTCTTATATATGTTACGAGTTGTTGTAAGATATAACAACATTCTTTTAATAACACCAGTAATATCGAACATAGGGAACACATCATCTTCCAATTGAATCATCGGATAAAGAGATGCGTAGTCAATCTTCATAATTCTTTTACTATATCCGGCTTTAAAACACCTCGCCAAACCACCACTGAAATTCTCTTGTTCATCCGGATATGGAATAGCTAAATCGTTTTCATAACTCCAAGCAGTTAACAATAAATTCCATATAGCGGCAGTACCCATAGTACATATTCTCTGATAAGTTGTAGGTACGATTTTAGCAAGCATAAATGATGATTGGTTATATAATCCATCTATTTGTTCTGTTTCCCATAAGTCATCCAACAAATATTGTTTAACTAATTTTTTACCACCAATAAACGATGTAAAATCCTTTGGTAATGCTTCTTTNTTAAACCATTCAACAAATTCCTTGTCTTCACTTAAATATTTATTCNTTAATGTTTTATATTCTACATCATTAAATTTCTTTACATTAGCTTGTAATTTACGTAATTTACCTGCAGTTTCTTGAAACTTTTCAGGAACAATAACAAAACCGTTTTTGGTATTCATAAGATGTATCTTATTTTCACTATACATCCTACCAATCGTATTATCCTCACCTTGTATATACGTGCGATTATCTTTGGCTACTTTTTCAAATTTAGCTAAATATTTTAGATTAGTTTCTTTAATGTCACTATTAATAGCTGCAGTTCTTTTAGCAGCATGCATGATATCAATAACAGAATAACCCCACATTTCTGTTGCTGTGAATTTATCTGCAGTATTACCGTATTTAACGGAGGTATTTGGTCTACGTTTAATCGGACTACCATTCAATGATGTAGGTACTTTACTTAAATCCATTTTAAGTATTTTTGCTCTACCTAAAATGTAATCAAAGTCGAACTCTTCTGAGTTAAATCCACAAATAACAGCAGGACTTAAATAAGATATTAAATTAAAAAAGTCTTGTATAACCTTAATTTCAGAAGCGTCATCATCTTCTTTTTCAACTTCAAGTATAGTTTCATTTCCTTTATTATCTCTTACACCAATAGCAAAAATCCGGGCTATTTGATATCTCAAACCCTTGGTCTCAATATCAAACGTGACTTTATGAATATCACTATAATCATCAAAACCTTTAAATAATCTGGATTGTGTTGATATAAAAAATTGTTCTGTTGTTCTTGGTGAATAAAATAAGTCTCGATATAAATAAATTGACATACCTCTATCATCCTTAACTAAATTATCTTCGGGGTCTCTCAATTTATCATATGGATTCAAACCACCTTCTGTAAGGTATTCGATAATACTATTAAATGACCTATTACTTGTTATTTTATAACAATAACCATCAACAAGTCTTTTCTGATTACCTGTTTTTAGTTTGGTAATCTTAATACCATGCATTATTTGTTTACTCTTAATCCATTCATCAGATTTACCCGCAAACAGTTGATGGTTTGTTTTAGACAAATCTTTCATATACATGAAAGGTTCGTACTCGACTTTAATTATCTTTTTTTCTTCACCGGGTTTGTGAACAATACATTCTGCATAGTTTGTTTTATTGTCGGTTTCAACATTTACTACGTATTTTAAATCTTCATTATATCCTTCAAGAAATCCTTTGATTTCAGAAATTATTTGTACTTTATCCATTATATATTGCTTTTTTTTGATTTTCTATATCATAAGTATAATCATGATCGTTTACCATAGTTTATTACCTTCTTTAAGATTTTTATAAACCAAATACGTGGAATCTAATCCACTACTAAATAAGACACCTACCTTTTTACTCATTTTGAAATTTTTGTAGTTAATACTTTTGTTTTTTTGTTGAATGTATATTGCTTGTCATCAAAAGCAAATTTATTTGCCTTTAAAACACCATTGGTGTCTGTAGGGATAATGCCTGAAAACCATAATGCTGTTATTATGTTATTTGCTATAATTTTAAAACCATCAAATTTATCTTTTTTTATTGAAAAATCCAAGTAAACAATATCATTTTCATCATCTAAAAAATGTTCAATGAACATAGTGAGGTTTTCTTGAATTGCTTCGAAGTTTTTCTTCTTTGAAATATCCACGTCATTCAGTAGATTTTGTAAGAAGAAATCTTTAATTGGATTGTCATACCATTCATATTTATTTGCCATGTTTTTTCTTTAAAATATTAATTATTTCGCTAAATACTGATTCACTTGTTTTAGATTCATAGTTTTCATTATCCAATACTTTAACAAGTTCTCTACGCTTGCTCTCAATTTTTGAATAAACATAATCATCTATTGTTTCCGGAAATATTAATGGATATATGTTAACTGAATTTTTTTGTCCAATGCGGTGACAATTATGTACTGTAGATAACCCGACAACAAATGAATGGTCGTCTTGAACTTCAATATCATATACTCTTTCATCGTTTCTCTTAGGATGATATATTCTTATTTCTTCTATTGGATAGAGAATATTACCATTTTGATTTCTAATTAATGTGTTTCTTTGTATTTTATTTGTTAATAAATATTCAAATGACCAACATTTCGCTGAGTCATTATATCTGATTGTTGGTGTGTTTCCAAGATATGCCTCCAATAATGTTAATTGATATGATAAATATTTTGATACTGTGGATGCTTGTTGAGTATTTTTTCTCTTGTAACCATCAGCATCGTAATATCCATTAAGAAACTCTCTTATTTGATTTTGATTTAGATTAAATATGAAGTCAGGTATTTTTTTATTATGAGCACCCACACCAAACCAAGAAGAAAAAACCACTGTCAATTCTTTTGAATATATTCCAAATTCACATCTATTATCGACACTTCTTTCGTACAATGAATCAGAATTAATATTAAATGATTTTTTTATATCCAAAGCACATTTTTTTACAATATTATGTTCTTTTATGTGTCCACATAAACAAACATCGTTATCATTTGTCCACCCATCACCAACAAATCTTCCCATAGAATATAGTAGTTCATTTGAGAGTATTGGGTTTTTATTGATTTTAAATATTCTATTTTTTACTGATTTTCCAGCAATATATTCGTTAATCGTTAACTCATCGGTATAATTATCATCTAAATTTAATTTACTTAAAACAATGTTGTGATTATTAATGTTGAGGTTTTTTGCCTCGCACCAATCATATTTTTTACTAATTTTATTATATACGTATATTCTATGGTCTTCAGTACATCTCAAAGGTTTATAATATCCTTTATATTTAATATCATAAAACGCTTTTTTTCTTTCGATTTTACTCTTAATGTTTATTACCCTTTTCCAATTTCCTTTATGTGTATAAACCAAATCACCAATTTTAACGTTTTCAATAGGTAAATATCCTTCTCTCGTTAATACTAACTCACCTCTCAAAATACACCTATCAGCTACTTGGTCGTATTCACCCACTGTAAATGGTAGAGTCAATATAAACATTTTACTTGCTGCTGTTAATGTCAGACCGTAATTTGCTGTTTGAATACTTGCTAAAAATACTCTGGTATTGCTATTTGGGTCTTGAAATCTTTTGACTATTTCAGAACGCTCTTCAACCTTTTGGTCACCAGTATGTAATTCAGCAACATCACCTAATAATTCTTTTAATTGATATAACGAATCTTTAAACATATCAACAATAATAACCTTTTCGCCAGTATCAAGAATATTCCCAACCAATTCCATTACATGTTTGACTTTTATTGATGATACGTATTGACGTAATCTCAGCATAATAGTTAGTGGATTATTTGTTGGATTTAATAAAAAGTCATTAACAACACTACTTTCAATATCTTCATATGTTTGTTCTTCAGCAGAACTCATTTCCAATATAATGCGTTGATATGTTTTATCCGGTAAGTCTTTTAACGCATCTTCTTTCTTTTTCCTATGAGTAAATGGTGCAATTTTATGAAATAATTCTTCAAATTTAGCATCTGCTTCTTCAGCTACATATCCCCAACCACCTAAATCATATTTCATTCCACAATAATATTCATAAAAATATTTCTTTGTTGGAAAATCAACAGATGATATTTGATTTAAGACACTATATAATTCATATGCTCTATTGGGTGCAGGAGTACCTGATAAAAATATCTTACTTTCCTTTTCACCAGTAAATATTTTCTTATTAAAAATCTTTTTATAGTTACGATATATATTCGTTTTAGTGTTTTTTATTTTCTGACATTCATCTAAAATAACACAATCAATTTTATCAATACCCAATTTCTTCCACTTAGCTAAAAACCTATCATATTTAGATGGATTAAAGAAATCATAATTAACAATAATATATTTTGCATCTTCAATACTACAATTATTTTTTTTCCAATTCACAACATATGCTAAACTATTGGTAAACTTCTGAACCTCATAATAATAATTAAACTTCAAAGAATTGGGTGTTATAACAACTACCTTTTCAAATCCATTCATTTCAACATACACTATACTTGAAGCAGTTTTGCCAAGCCCCATTTCGTGGGAAATTAGCGTGTTACGTGTAACATTCATAAACATAGCTGCCACGATTTGATGTGGATATAACTTTATTCCATCATTCAATAAAGCATGTAATTTATCAGAATATTGTACGTAGGTTTCTTCTAACTCATTCTTATATTCAACCCATTGTTCTTTTTTAATATTAAGTTCTTCAATGAATTTACGTTTTTCGGCTTCTTCTATCTGAATCTTTCTGATTTGGTTTATAAACACTTTTCTACTTTCTTCAGTACCGAAATCAAAATGAATTTTATTACTACCCTTAAACTTTTTAATTAAAAGATATAGTGAATAGATTTTAATCTCCCATGCAAGTGCTGCTGGATTCCATTTTCTCGTGTCTTCAGGAAGAGATTTAATTATATCTAATAGTTGTTTATTAACAGGAAACCTTACGTAATAAGCACTACGTCTACCAATTCTTTCACAATTTACTACAAAAACGGGAACTTTTAAAACCATAGGAAATATTTATTCTTACAAATATAAATCAAAATTTCCTACTTGTCAATCAAATTACTGTTGTTTTTGTAATACTATCAGAAATTACGATATTAATCCTATTGTGAATAGGGAATTTAATTTTTCCACAATAATTATCACCTATTATGTCTAAAACAAACTCACCTAAAAACCTACCGGACTTTTTAGTATCTTTTAATTTAAACCTATAAGCTAATGTATAAGATGTTTCATCCGGAAATTCAGGTCTGTTTTTATTGATAACTAATTTTGCAGGAGCATTTGCCACCCTATACAAACCAGTATCAGCATCAATCATTGAAAATGTAATTGCTACATTATCCAACATGTCTTCGGTAATGTCATATTGTTGTAAAATATGATGTACCAAAGCATACTTTAGTTCCGGCAAAGTACTATTTTTCTTAATAAAGAAATTTTTATTGTTATGTGTCGAATAATTCATTATATAATATTTTCTTTTTCCATTAATTTTTCTCTATTTCCTGCTAATGGTTTAATTCTTTTTTTAGCTGTTGCAGCAATACCATCACCTAAAATACCCATTGTAAATGCATCAAAATCTGAAAATGAACTACCATTAAATTCAGTATAAAATCTAAATAATACATATGTAGATAATATCGTAACTAAATATCTTCTCCAATTATCATTTAACCAAAACTTCCAACTCCACTTATGTGGTGTTTTTTGACTCTCTTTATCACGTCCAGTTGTTTCGATTAATGCATATATTACATAACCTATAAACATGAACCACGCATAACTAATCAAATCAATTACCGTATAATCTCCGAAAATTCTATAAAATAACTCTTCCATATATTTATATTTATAATTCAGTTATATCAATATCACTACCATTATTAATATACAACAAACCATTTGTTCGTAATGCCATACAAACTACCTCATCGTTTCTTTTTAGTTCAATCGGACTTCTTAATCTAATTGATTGATAACCTTCACCTCCACCAAATCTTGTTTTTGATGTTCTAGTGTCTTGTATTTCAATTAATCCTGTTTCAAATCTTCTTATACCGATCGCTATTTCGACTTCACCTACACCTCCCCCATCTTTAAAAAGAGTTACACCCCAATTAACCATAAATACTTTAGTTATTAAACTCTGATATCTTAAATATTTAATACCTGACCTAACAATTGGTAAAAATCTACGTGTTCTATCAGTAATTAATAATAATTCAGCACCATATGGCTCAAATGTTGATGAAGTGATTTGTTCATCTAATTCCCAATAACCAGTAAGAAATCTTTGTATAAATTCGAGATTAGTTATATCCCAATGTGGATTTGTTGAAGCCGTATTATTATCAGAATCAACGTCCCAAGTATGTGCATATAATTTAACACTTTCTTTATTATATCGTAATACACCATATTTATTACCTACTTGATAATCTTTATCTCTACCAATTAATGGTGCAAAATAATCTCCACCATTACCCTTTTCAATATGTACGTTCACATAATTACCTTCTATGTTTGATGTTACTTGTGGTAATATAACCCCAACATCATTTTCTAATATATTTAAAGCAACCATAATATTTGTAGTGTTTTCATCTAACACAATAGTATCTATAATTCCATATGTACATAAATCACATGGTATAAAAAATAATTCATCATCAAAAAATAATGTATTTGATGTGTTTGCACTTATTATTGCAAACTCAAAATCATCATCACTACCTTCTTTATGAATTTTAATGATTTTATCTTTCCATTCATCAGTACTCCAACTAGCTGAAGCATCTGTTAATGATATTGTTGTTCCTGATGTTGTTGTACCAGTATAATGTGGTGGTTCTGCTTTTCTATTTAAAAAATTTTGTGTTATTTGATCACTATTAATATCAATATTTGACATCGGATAATGTATTGTGGTATCTCCTGTATGTGATTCGAAATTATCTTTTTCTGCTTTACTATTAAATAAAGTTTCCAATGATGTATTATCTAAAGGATCACCAGTTATTGAACTAAATGTTGTAATTGCACTTCCGCTTTGTAATACTGTTAAAAATCCACCATCATTAACTGTGTTTCCTGCTGCTGCTGCACCAAATTGAATAGTCAACACCAAT